GGAACTTGATAATGCTAGTAGAGATGCTTATACTAAAGTACTTGTGCTTTCAGTTGGCTCTTTTCTTGGAGATGCGGCTTTTAAGTTAAAAAATAAAAAGGTGTTACAAAATGACTCAAGCACCAGCAAAAGATAAAGAAGAAAAAAGTGAAAAGGATAATATTTTTCTCGAAATACTTTATAATCTTTTAGTTCAATTACCGGTAATGGTTGTTGTGTGGATTATTTCTAAATTTACTTCAGATTGAGAACTTAGCAGATAATTTTTTAGCAATTTTTTTAGCAGGGGCAAAGAGAGACTTAAATCTTTCTTTGCCTTCTTTTGTAAACTTATCTTTTATTACATCATCGATAATAATTTTATTATCAATTTCATAGAGAGTATTGATTTCAACTTGGTCACGAATGTATTGTTCTACATTAGTTACTTGTTCTACTAAACGAGTTCCTTCTGCGGAATATTCAAAAACATCTACGTGGCCACCTTCTGCTAGAACGTAATGTAGAACAGGTTTGACTTGTTTGATTTTAATTTTAAATTTATTTTTTGTTGCTTCTTTGATTAATGGTTCTGCTGCATTTTTGAGAGCATTGAGAGCTGTTGTAGATGCTATTGTCGCAGCAGTGGTCACTACTGCGACAGCACCAGCCGTAGCAACAAGAGAAGGGTCAGGTAAATTAATATCGATTCCACCGACAGTAAAGGTTGGGGTAGTTGGTTTATCTGCTGGTATTTCAGCAATCGGCACTTGAGGAGGGGGGGTTTGAGCAACCTGAGGCAGTTGAGGTGGGAAGGTATCGGGCAATCCTCTCTCTTTTGGTTTTTCTTCCTGTTGTTGCTTTTCACGTTCTGCTTTTACGGCAGCATCAAACTCTGCTTGTGTTGGAACATTAATGATTGGATATTTGATTGAAGTATCTGGCATTTCAAATACTGGAAGTGCCATTCCACGAACAACTGGAACCTCTACACTACGAAGTACTGGTGGTTCTATTGTTGAAATAACATTAGGACCATTAATGCCAATCTTTGGTATTTGGTTGGCATTGTTCTTTATATTGGCAATTCCGTTGGCATTATTTATTTGCTGTATTGGTTCCATTTGGATACCTCACAACTACGTCAGCGCAAATTTTATAATATGGACTTTCTGGATGAAATGAAAGACCCGATTTATATGCTTCACCACACTTCAGCAATCTAACTAATTCAAAATCTAATCTTGCCTTATCAGTTTCTGCTTGTTGTCTTTTGATTTCTGTTCGTGCTCTTTCTTTACATAATTCAGTTAAACTTCCATCCAAAGGAAAGTTGAATCCCATACTGATACCTGCATTACCATTATGTGTTTGAAATGCTTCTGGATCAGCACTACCATTCATATTTCCCAATACAAATGGCGATATACTCATTGTTGGACCTTGACAAGATACTCCACCACCATAGGTATTCATAGCATAAGGACCTTGTAATACCTGAACTGCCTGATTGGTTACATTACCAGTAGCAGATGCCGAAGGACCTGCAATATTTGTATTACTTGGTGCTTGTTGTGCCCTACCTGATGCAGTTAATAAGAGAATTATTATTGGGTAAATACAGAAACCGAGTTTGTGGTAGATTGTTGTTCTGTTGTTCTGTCTATCCATGTTTCTTTGGCCACTCCAGTGCCTAGTATTGTCTCACTAAACTGGAAGGGAGCACCTTGATCCATAATAGTATAATTTGCTCCTTGTTGTGGAGTGCCAGGAATCTTAATATTAGTTCCAGTCACAGTATATGATGTGCCAGTTGTATATTCAACTTGCCGAATAGTTTCTACAATCTTTGTAGTTGTTTCTGTTGTCGCATTAATAGTACCCCTAGTAAAATTGGGAACTACTTGTTCAGCATAAACGGGAGTACAAATGACTCCCGTTGCTAAAAGCAAAACGGGAGTTATGTATCTCATTTGAATACGCTCAGTTCAATACTACGTTGTGCAGTTGCTGTGGTTCCAGGACCACCAGCAGTGACTGTAGGAACACCAGTAGGTGATAATGTACCAGCGAGAGAACCCTTGTCTCCTGCTAACTGAGTAACACTATCCCCATAAAGGTTGGGAGAAGCAATAACTCCACCACTGACCGACTGAGTGGTGACTGGTGTATCAGCAGCATTAAAGCTTTCTGAGAAACTGAATGCTTGACCTGCTGTATTAACGTCATAAGTCCCAGCACCATTCACTCCACCAAAGGAGGTTGATTGAATATTTGTACCTGAAGCAGAATATGATGCTCCAATTCTAGTTGATTGTACCGCAGCACCCTGAACACCAAGTTGAACAGAATCAGTAATTTTTGATGTAATTTCAGCAGCACTTACAGGAGTAATGAAGAATAACGAATAGATTAGAAGTAATCTTTTCATTTTCTTATTTTGTGATAAACACTACTGATATTTAGGTTTAATACTCTTTCAAATTCTATTTCTTGACAAAACCTAAATATTAACTTATTATGAATAAACCCGATCGGGTTTCACATTATGAGTCTTTGATGTGACAATTAGAGCCGTGGAAGGTGCCTCCCGAGAGGGTTGGTATACCCCCCTTCTATACGGATGTAGAGTTCAATTAAAATTAATGCAACAATTCTTTACTGTAGCCCTGCCCCTTCTGGCATCGGTTACAACCAATATGGCAACACTGCCGATATTTCCTCCTTTGACGACACCACCGGTGCCGTTTTCTGTTATTAAGGAGTTTGAAACTACGACAGCGACCAAAGAGGTTGCTCCCGAAAAGCCAAAAGAGAAAAGGCTAATTTGTAAAGGGTGTTCAGAATATGAATCGCTTGCCTTGGAATTTTTCCAAGATCAAGGAATTAAAGACAGAAACGCCCTTGCTACTATCCTGGGCAATATTAAGCAAGAATCTATGTTCGTGCCTAATATTTGTGAAGGTGGTAGTAGGACTCAGTACCATCACTGCGGTCGTGGTTATGGTCTGATCCAATGGACATCTGCCGATCGTTATTATGGATTGGGTGAATTTGCTAAGAAGTTTGGTGGTTCTCCATCAGCACTTCCAACGCAACTTCGTTATCTGACGAATGAAGTTCAATGGAAACGAATCGAAGACCGAATGAAAACTCCTGGTAAGTCTATCGATCGCTACATGAACTATGCGTACAGTTGGATTGGTTGGGGCATTCATGGTGCTCGTACATCTTATGCTCATGAATATGCTAACCGACTGATCACGGTAGAGGTTTGATACAATAGAATAACTGGGGAGAGTACTTATCTCTCCCTACTAAATAAACCAGATTTACTGAAATTTATGACTGAACAACAGCAACATCTTGCAAATCTTTTGCAACAAAGATCTGATCTAGACAAAGCAATTGCACAAAATAGAGAACTTTTTTGGAAAGTTCAGGGTGCAATTGAGTATCTTACCCAAATTGGAGTAACTCTTCCTGAATCAGAATCCACTGAAGAAACGGAAGAAAACTCATCTGAAGGATAATACATAGTAAGAGTGCTGTGCTCTTATGATTAACTTTAATTTTGGTAAAAAGAAACCAGATAAAAAGCAACTTATAATACTCAGCGTTGTATTATCTTCTATTATCGCAGCACTCTCACAATGTACAGGAGTATCTGAAAATGGACTTTGGGATTTACTGGATGAAGTTCAAAGAAAATATTTCTCACAAACTATTCTCAATGAGATTTTTATTCAAGATCCTGACAAAGTAGAACGCAGAGTCAAACGAGATATAGATCGAGCACTTGATGAAGCGATTCCAGAATATAATCGCATCATTGAAGAAGCAGATAAACGTTATAAACCAAGATATTCTGAGAAACCACCAGATGGTAGTGAAGCACAAAGACTGCTTGGTGGGGAAATGAGAATCTGTGCTCCCTGGGTTGACGACTGCCCTAAAGAGTAGTATAATATCAGAGTTGAGAGATCAACTGCGGCACTCCCCTTCGGTAGGTTCAGGAGTGGCGGCTATAGGAACCTACTTTATGGGTTAGTAGCTCAGATGGATAGAGCAATTCACTTCTAATGAATTGGTCGGGGGTTCGAGTCCCTCCTAACCCGTTGGAGATTTATTCTCCAATTTTAACTGAATAAACAATGGGGTGTAGCACAACGGCAGTGCGTCGAGCTGTTAACTCGCAGGTTACTGGTTCGAATCCAGTCACCCCAGTTGGAAGGTCTGGAAATGTTCGGGTCTTCCATACGAGTCGGGATCATCATATCCGACTCACTAAATCCTAAGTTTTCTTAGGTCGGGGACTTGATCACCCCCGCTCGTTGCCTTCGTAGCTCAGTTGGATAGAGCAGGGCTTTTGTAAAGCTCAGGTCGCAAGTTCAAGTCTTGTCGGGGGCTCTTGACGAAACTCAAATTTCGTCATATACTTTACAAGTCCGTGTGAAGTGAAGTGCTGGGAGAGAAATCTCCCACATTGCGGAGTTAGTTCAGTGGTAGAACGCTATCCTTCCAAGTTAGATGTCGTCGGTTCGAATCCGATACTCCGCTTCTTAACCAAACCTTAGTTGACTTAAGATCTAAAGTACTCTATAATACTGTCCAATCTTAAGGTTTGCTTAAGACTCCTAAATAACGAAGATTTGCCTTGTTGTAAATCTTTACATTGTCGTTTAGTACACAAAAACATTTTTATGAAACTCAAACAACTGATGCTTGCACCTGTTGCTCTGGGAATGGTTGCTCCTGTTGCTGCGAATGCCGCAGACCTTAATATGGCAGCAGTCAACCAATACACTTCTTCTGAACAGGTTTCAAGTATCACCCAACTGTCTGATGTAAAGCCTACTGATTGGGCTTACCAGGCACTCAATAATCTCGTTGAGCGTTATGGTTGCGTTGCTGGTTATGAAAACGGAACTTATCTTGGTGGTAAGGCTATGACTCGTTTTGAGGCAGCAGCACTTCTGAATGCTTGCCTTGATCGTGTGACTGAAGTTACCGATGAACTCCAACGTCTTTCGAAAGAGTTTGCTGATGAACTTCTTGTCATTCGTGGTCGTGTTGCCAAACTGGAAACTCAGGTTGGTCAACTTCAGGCAACTCAGTTCTCTACTACAACCAAACTCAAAGGTGAAGCAACCTTCGTTCTGGGTGGCGTAGAAGGTGCTCGTCTTGCCAACAGCACTAATGTTGGTAATACTGCATTTAATTATGATGTCCGTCTGAACTTTGATACTTCCTTCACTGGTAAGGATCTGCTGAAGACTCGTCTGCGTTCTGGTAATTTCTCCAGTCAACCCTTTGGTTCTTCCTCGTCTCTGTTCAAACTGGATAAGGCAGAAAGCACTTCCAATCAAGTGCAACTTGACCGTCTGTACTACCAGTTCCCTGCTCTCACTAAAGGTCTTAATCTGACTGCTGGTGCTTTGGTTCGTAACACTGAGATGTCATGGATTCCTACTGCATATAAGTCTGACATTCTCGACTTCTTTGCTGTTGCTGGTGCTCCTGGTGTCTATAACAAGGCAACTGGTTCTGGTTTCGGTGCTCAATGGGCACAACCTACTAAGAAAGGTAAGGGTGGTTTCGTTGCTGGTGTCAACTATGTGGCACAGAACGGTTCTGATTCCACCAAAGGTGAATTTGATGCTGCTGGTGCTCTGAATACTCTGGCACAGATCGGTTATCGTGCTCCTCAGTACGGTATTGCATTCGGTTATCGTAATGGTACTGAAGGAACTCGTATTCGTACCTTTAATGGTGTTGCTGGTAATGGTGGTACTCTTGCTGCTAATCAAACCTCCAACGGTTATGCTCTGAATGCTTACTGGCAACCCAAGAAGTCTGGTATCATTCCTTCTGTGAGTGGTGCTTATGGGTGGAACACTGTAGAAGGTCCTGCTACTCCCAAGGCTGCTACTAAGTCCGAGACTTGGTTTGCTGGTCTTCAATGGGCAGATGTATTTGCCAAGGGTAATGCTGCTGGTTTCGCTATCGGTGCCCCTGGTAATGCTGCTTCCCTCACTAAGGATGCTCTGATGTGGGAAACCTTCTATCGTTATCGTGTGAGTGACAACATTAGTATCACTCCTGCTGTGTTCTATGTGTCCAACAACCAAGGTCTGAAGAATGCTTCTTCTAACTACGGCGGTGTGATTCAGACAACCTTCCGTTTCTGATAAATGATGAAAAAACTCTTCAAGCATTGGAAAAATAGACCAAGAACCCGTCAAGGGTGGATTGATTTGTATGTTTCATACTTGAAGAGGATACCAGAGAGGCAATACTTTCCAATCTTTGTATTGCTCTCTCTGTATTTCGTAGTTCCATATAGTGAGTTTGTAGTCACTGCACTCATACCACTATACTTTATCTTTGAGAAACAAGTTCGTTGGTTTTTCAGTAAAATTCCACTACCAGACTATATAAGAATAGGTGGGTCTGTCATATTCTTTTTGGTTATGATTGATGATTACTTATTCTATTTTGCTCTTATGGCACTCGTTGCTTGGAGTGCTAAGCAAGTAAAAAAAACAAAAAAGGAGGAGGTTGACAAACAATCCTCTTTCTAGTATGATAGGTAACGAGTTAGGAGGTTTATGTCTCTTATTTCCCAACGTGATAGAGAAGTTGCTATTGAAGCACTTGAGCACTATAAGACTACAATTCCTTTGACTATTAGTATTGGGGAACTTCCCTCAGATACTATTATTAAACAAGATGAACAAAAGATGATGGAAGTAAATGCTCTTCTAAATTGGATTAAACTGGAATATTTTAAGAATGAAAATTAATCTTTGGTATTGCAATGATATGAAACAGTGGCGTTGGACATTAACTGATGATCATCGTCCGATTGTAAAACAGGAATCAGGTCAAAGAGAAAATCTTCGAGATGCTATGAATGATGTGGCAAATACAGTCGAATATCTTATGAGTCAGTCTTGACTTTTTATGGGCGATTGGCGCAGCGGTAGCGCAGCTGCTTTACACGCAGACGGTCATTGGTTCGAATCCGATATTGCCCATTATAAATATTCAAAAAAGATTGAAGAAGTATAACTGATTATAACAATGGAAAATTTAAGAATCAGATGTCGATCCTGTGGTAAGGAGTTAGAGGGACATCCTACGAAAACTATAACTTGTGGTTGTCCAAATATGGCAACAATTCGTGGAGGAGTTATTTCAGCTGTTGACTTATCCTCTGTTGTTATGCTAAACTCTGTAAATAATAAATCAAAGTCTGGTGTTCTCACTAACGAAGATCTTGCTTTTCAAGAGGCAAGAAGACAACGTAAGGTAAGACGTTTAGATTTTGAAGTCCGCTGAGGACTTTTATCGGAAGATTGGCCGAGTGGTTGATGGCGATAGTCTTGAAAACTATTAACGTTAGTAGCGTTCCAGGGTTCGAATCCCTGATCTTCCTTGTTACAAATATTACAAATTTTTAGATTTTCTTAATCTATATTTTTGTATCAACACAAACTTGACAAAGTAAAAGTACTCACTAGCATAACTAGTAGTATTCAACCTAAACCCTATGGATCAGCACACCTACGATAATTGGGTGAAGATCAAGGAGACCTTCGAGCAGTCTGGTAATACGGACAATATGTTCTATAAGAGAGCAGTTGAAATAGTCAAAACTGGAAGAGATCCTTTGGCAAAGTTTTTTGGTGATGAAAAATGATGGAACCTTTTGATGATGATTATGTAACTCGCACAGAAGTTCAGGAGATGATCGATGCTGCTATACGAAGACACAACCGTAATGCTTCTATCATTAGTATGTGCGTCGGTTGGGTGGTTCTTTCTCTATTTGCTGAGGGACTTTTAAGGTTGATTGGAGTTATTCCACCATTACTTCCATTTCTTAAAATTACTTTAAACTAATGAGGACAATTACCGAAAAAGATTTACAAGAACTTCAACAAAGAGTTTTACAACAAAAGATAGATGAATTGTTTGAAGAACCTTCAACTTATGAGGACGAAGACAATGAGTAATCTTTTTATATCTTCATTTTTACTTTTTGGTTCCATTGCATTATTCATTTATTGGGGACTTACACACGCATATTCAGGAGTTGTATGAGAGTAGGATTAATCGGATTAGGTCGGATGGGAGAAGGAATGTCCCGTCGTATGATGAAGGCAGGAATTGAAGTCTGGGGTTATAGAAGAAATTATGAGAAAGCACAAGAAGCATATGAGAAGGGATATGTGAACGGTGTCACAACTTCTATACAAACCCTTACTCAAGTGGTAAAACATACTCAGAGTGGAGTATCAGACAAATATGGTCCAGGCATCTTTATGATGGTTGTACCTGCAGAAACAGTAGAGGAGACAATCAATGAGTTACTACGATATTGTAGTGAAGGAGATATTATTATTGATCATGGCAATAGCAATTTTAAGGACAGTCGGAAGAGAGCAGAACGTCTGGCAAAACTTGGTATCCAATATATTGATTGTGGCACTAGCGGTGGTGTTTATGGTTTGGATCGTGGATACTGTCTTATGGTTGGAGGTGGAAATACTGCAGTCGCCACTTGTGCGAGCATTTTTGATGCACTCGCCCCAGG